GGTTCGATTATTCGGTACTGCAGCATTGTCAGCAACAACACCAATTCTGATGCTCACCGCGGCGATGCTTCCATTTTCAGCAACATCGGTTGCAATGGCCGCCGGAGCTACAGCAGGAGGCGCAGCGCTTCTTGTACTGGCCGCCGGAGCATTGGCAGCATCCGTCGGTATGACACCGCTTGCAGCGGCAATGGTGCTTGCAGCCGCATCTGTAGGAGTCATTGGAGGCAGTGCGAAAACAGCAGGCGCGGCGCTTAAATCGATGGCGAAAGGCGCGGCCGGAACAGCAGCAAAATTTGCAGTTATTGCTGCCGGAGCAACACCGCTTGCAGCGGCTCTTGTACCGCTTGCAGCGGCCGGGACGGCAGCAGCGGCAGCAATCTTAGCATTATCAGTCGGAAGCACAGCGGCCGCCGCCGCAATAGTACTTCTGGCAACCGGAATCACGATGACAGCCGGAGCGTTAACACTTTGCAGCGCATCAATTATTGCCTTTAAGGCAAGCGCGGCAGGTATCGACTCTGTGACGGCGCCAACCGCCGCGGCGTTTATTAGATTATCAACCGCTGTGGCACCATTTACAACAGCGATCACAGAGCTCGCAAGCCCAATGATCGCAACATCAGCGGCTATGATTGTTTTTTCAGATGGGATTACAATGGCAGCCGCATCGGCAACATCCTTTGCAACATCACTGACTTCATCGGTCGGAGCACTCGGCAGACTTGGACCGGTTGCTACGACAGCTATGTCCGCGGTAACCGCGGGAATTAAGACATCGATGGTGCAGTCCAATCAGGCAATAATGTCTGAAATGGCCACGATGCGTACAACTACGCAGACCGCCATGACAGGCATCCAGGCTGTGGTGACAGCGACGATGGCGATGGCTGTAACGACGATCACAACGGGATCCGCCAATATCACGGCAAAGATCACGACATCAAGTACGCAGATCCGATCCATTGTGCAGACGACTGGAAACCAGACAAGGACCATCACGACAACAACCATGAACGCAACCGTAGTGGTTGTAACAAGCGGAATGAGTCAGCTGGTTGCAGCGGTAAGAGCTGGAGGTGCGCAAGCTACATCGGCAGCTAGAAGTTCCGCTTCAGGAATCCGTTCAGCATTTGCGTCCGTAAGCCTGTACAGCGCAGGAATGAATATGATGGCCGGACTGGTCAGTGGTATGAATTCCATGCGTGGATCCGTAATGGCAACGGCCAGCAGCATCGCAAGAGCTGCATCAGCATCAATCAACAGTTCGCTGAAGATTCACTCGCCGTCTAAGATTACGACGGAATCCGGTATGTTTACCGGAAAAGGACTTGTAGTCGGAATGAAGAATACACTTAGCGCAATCAAGAATGCCGGTGCATCTTTAGGAAGAGCTGCAAGTACCGGACTAAATAAGCAACTCGTAAACGAACAGCAGACTGTCCAGAATAATATCACGCCAGTAGATTCTGAAAGCCAGCAGACGAGAACCATCGATATGCCTGAATTCAAGTCCCGGACTTCTGTCCTGGGAGAAACAGTTCAGAGCTTTTCTGGAAGTAAAGAAGCTGAAAAAGATAAGAAGGATGACGGGGGCAGAACTACCTTCGTATTCAGTCCGACTTATCGATTTGAAGGAGATGCTCCGGACAAGAAAGATATCGTGGAAGCAAACCGCATGAGCCAGAAAGAATTCGAGCGGATGATGAAAGAATATATCAGAAATAAAGGCAGATTGTCATTTGCATAAGGAGGAACGATCGTGAGTACGACATACACTACGATCCAGGGAGACACATGGGATTTAATCTCGTTTAGGCTTTTCGGATCAGAAAAATATATGAAAAACCTCATAGAAGCAAACTGGCCGCTGCTGGAAACCCTGGTGTTTTCTTCCGGCACTGTAATCACGGTGCCGGATCTTCCAGAAGAAAGCGACGAAGATGCTCCATTTTGGAGACAGACCGTTGACAACAGTGACGATGTGATCTACGAGTACGCGGAAGGAGACGAAGATGGCTAAAGCAAGAAAAGCCAAGCCAACAGTCAAATTCAACGGGAAAAATGTCAATGAATCCATAGCGCCATACCTTAAAAAAATAGTTTATACAGACGTGGCGTGCGGATCCAGCGACTCTCTGGACATCGTGCTTCAGAACGTAGACATGAAATGGCTGAATGCTTGGTATCCAACAAAAGGTGATAAGATAGACGCTTCGATCTTGTTCGAAAACTGGACAGAGGCGGGAAAAAACTTTACCACGCAATGCGGTAACTTCGTTTTGGATTCAATAGGATTCACCGGTGGCCCGCTGGAGGCTACATTCGGAGGTCTGGCGATTCCAGCCAGCGAGTCTTTCAAGGAGACGGAGCGCACCAAAACCTGGAAGTCAGTCACGATCCAGCAGATCGGATCCGAGATCGCAAAAAAATATGGCCTCGGATTTTGCTATGATGCAAACAAGATTTCGATTGCAAAAATAGAGCAGTCAGAAAAAACAGATTCCGCCTTTCTGTACAGTATCTGCAGTAGTTATGGGCTGGCTATGAAAGTGTATCGGGGGAAAATTATCATATTCGACAAAGGAAAGTATGAGAAGAAATCTCCAGTAACAACGATCACCAGGAAGGATTTCATCGATGACGAATGGGACTTCAAGGACACGCTGACTGGAACGTACACAGGAGCCAGAACGTCTTACAAAAGCGGAAGTGACAACAAAGAGATCAGTACCTTCATCGGGCTGATCAAGGAAAATGCAACAGGCAGCCGAGTGCTTAGAATCAATGAACAGGCGGACGATACCAACGACGCCAAGTACAAAGCCGCAGCAAGAGTGAATGAATCGAATGAATCAGCGACTACGCTCACAGGGACGATATGGGCAAATCCTAAAGTCATGGCTGGAGTTACGATTACTCTTTCAGGGCTTGGGAAAGCGAACGGCAAGTATTATGTGGATCAGGTCAAGACGACAGTATCATCAGACGGCACCACGCAGGAAATTGAAATCCACAAGTGTCAGACTCGGTTGGTACATGTTCCAGCTACTCCAGCGCCATCAAAACCGGCGAAAACGCCGCAAAAACAGCCGGCAAAAAAGAAAACGTACAAGGTTGGAGATATCGTAAACTTCCACGGTGGAATGTATTACTATTCAAGCTACCCAGGCGCAAAAGGATACATGGGCAATGCTGGTCCGGCTAAAATCACAAAAGTGAATGGCTCGGGAAAAGCACATCCATACCATCTTGTAACAATAAATTGGAGCAAAACTCACTGTTGGGGCTGGGTCAACAGCGGAACATTTGATTAGAAAGGAAACGTTCTATGGCAGAGAAGCATATCAGAATCGGGAAAATTTCTAAGGTTGACTACGAAAATGGAATGGCGGAAGTGACGTATCCAGATATGGATAACGCCGTGACTGCTCCGTTCCCGATTCTCTCGCTTAACGATGAATATAAAGCACCGTCGATCGGTGAGGAAGTTTTGGTTTTGCATTTATCCAACGGGACAGCTAATGGCGTCATTCTTGGACCATACTGGAATGTTGCCAAGCCGCCAGCCGTATCCGGAGAAAATGTATACCGAAAAGAATTTTCCAAGACACCAGGTCAGGCATACATCCAGTTTAAGGATGGGACGGTGGAATACAGAGGTCCAGCAATCAGATACATCTGCGCTTCAGGAACCTTCACGGCGGCGCAGATTCTGAAGCTTTTCGAAAGAGTCAGCGTTCTGGAGAAAACAAATGAAAACCTGCTCGGAAGATTGGAAGCGTTGGAAAAGAAAGTGTAGGCGATGAGTTGAATGGCTACAGTTGGAAATTTTGGTAAATTAATCACATTTGAGGTCAGTTCAAACAAAATGCTGGCCCTGAGTGATTTTAAACGGACGGTTGCCGGAAGATGGAAAAAACATGAAATCATCGGCGCCGCGCCGCGGTCTGAATTTCAGGGACCGGACTCAGATGAAACAACCATCACAGCAATTCTATCTGCAGAACATGGAGTGAAACCAAGGGCGACCATCGAAAGGCTGGAATCCGCTGTCAGATCCGGAGAAGTTGACTATCTGATCATCGGCGGGAAAAGAGTCGGATCCGGAAAAGTATACATCTCGAGCATCAGCGAAGAATGGGATACGATCTGGAGCAGAGGAGAACTCGTAAAGGCAACAATCAACATCACGTTTGCAGAGTATGCGTAGGTAGGGAGGAAGCAATGAAAGAGATTGATAACATTGAGATCAAATCAACGGCAGGGCTTTCGGATGTTGAAAAATACAACCTGCAGCTAAAAGCACTTATCACGACGAAGGCAGGCACGCTTCCAGGGAGCAGAGGGTTTGGAATATCCCCCGATATTCTCGATCTCGGTCCTGAGCAATCCATCAATCTGCTCGCGCTCGAACTCGCAGAAAAGGTTGATCAATATATCCCGGATATTACTGTTTCAGGAATTGATCGTTCCGCAAATGGAAAAGGAGTCGTAAAAACACAAATTTATATAGAGAGGAGGGAGCAAGGATGATCGACGAAATTTTAAATTTGCCAGACGTCAGCTTCATCGACGATCTGCAGCTGGACGATGTGCAGGCTCAGTTGGTCCGGGACTATCAGAACCGGTATAAAGAAATAACCGGGAAAGATGTGGCTCTTGAACGCGCGGATCCGATGTCGTTGATTCTATATGCACTTAGTATCCAGATATACCAGGCGCTTCTGTACGTCGATAAGACCGGAAAACAAGATCTTCTGAAGTACAGTTACGGTGAGTATCTGGATAATCTGGCAGCAATGAAAGGAATTGCGCGGGAGCAGGCGAAACCGTCAAGAGCGATGATCCGCTTTACTCTTTCTGGAATCCGGCCAAACACGGTGGAGATCCCGGAAGGAACCAGAGTCACCAATGGAGAGATCTATTTTCAGACAGAGTCGCCTGCTGAAATTCCAGCAGGCGGAACTAGCGTAGACGTAGCTGCAGAATGCATGACAAGCGGCGTGGCTGGAAATAACCTGGAAACAGGAGAAATCAATGTCTTAGTGGATCCAGTGCCATACGTGGCCAAAGTAGCCAACACAGAGCCAACAACCGGAGGTGCTGACATCGAAGACGACGATACTCTGAAAGACAGAATCTACATTGCTCCGTCGAAGTACTCCGTAGCTGGCCCGGAAGAATCCTACCGATACTGGCTCAAAACTTATAACGCCAACATCTCTGATGTTCTGATTTACAGTGATGATCCGGTAGATGTCACGATCGAATTTATTATGACCGACGGAGAATTGCCTTCAGAAAGCATGCTCCTGGGTGTCCAGAAATTCTTGTCTGACGAACAGATCCGGCCACTGACCGATCGCGTAACGGTCAAAGCTCCGGAAACCGTAGATTACAAAATCAACGTAAAATATTTTGTAAACCAGAGCGATCTGAAGAAAGTGGACACAATCAAAACAGCCGTAAATGCTGCCGTAGACGATTACATCATATGGCAGCGGAGCAAGATCGGCAGAGACATCAACCCATCACAGTTGATCCAGCAGATGATGTCTGCAGGTGCAAAACGTGTGGAGGTTACTCTTCCAGTGTTCCAGGTCATCGGGAAGGCCAACGTGGCTAAGCTTTCCTCAAAAACGGTGACATACGGAGGCTTAGAGGATGATTAGTTTTACCGGTGGGGGGCTTATAGATGTATGGCCGGACAAAGAATCGCCACAGATTCAGGCGTTAAGCTACGCCATGCAGCAGGCCATGATCCGAGTTAAGAACTACGCCGATCAGGCTATGTGTTACAGCATGATCGATGATCTTCCGGAAGATATTCTGGATTATTTCGCTATTGAGATGAGGGCTATGTATTACGAGCAGAACCTGGAAATTGAGAGAAAACGCGAAATCGTCAAGAATACCCTGAAGTGGTATACATACGCAGGTACGCCGGCGACTGTCGCAGAAATGGTTGGGGTAGTCTTCGGATCCGGAAAGATCGTGGAGTGGTTCGATTATGACGAGCCGCCATTTACACCCGGAACCTTTGATATCATCACTTCTGCGCGTTTGACTCCAGATATCATCGAGCTGTTAAACGCAATGATCCAAAAAGTCAAGAATGTCCGATCACATATCCGGCGGGTAACGATCATCAGGGACGTGCACTCAGCGATGCACCTGGCTGTCCTTCAGACGGCTGTACAGGAATGTACTGTCCTGAACATCATCCGCGAAGACAAAGAGGCAGGACAGACCACATACGCGGCCACGGCAGCAGGTACCAGAGGCAGAGATACCATCGTGCTCAATACGACTTCCGGAGAAGTACAGGCAGCGCAGACAAGCCATCAGGCGTCCATTGGTATTATCGATCAGGCAAGAAGCACAGAAGTCTACAATACTCTACATGCAGATGCCGGAATTTCGGCCGGAAATCATCTGGCGACGCTTGGATCCGTAACAGACAATCGGACCTGCGTCACGAATGAGACTGCAGGCAACGCGGCAGCTCATAGCGCAACTACCGTCGCCCAAAAGGGAGACGCCTACAACATCACATCATTTATCAAGGAGGAAAAACACTAATGTTAATGTGGAATCCCAGTAAATTAACAACAGCAGGAAAAGCGCTCCTGGCAAAAGCTCAGGCAGGACAGACAACCATCAAAATCACGAAGGCGCAGACAGGATCCGGTTCTTATTCTTCAGGAGAAAATATCGAAACCAGAACGGCTCTGAAAACCCCGAAACAGACCTTCCCGATTCAGAATAAGGTGATCAGTGATGCAGACAACACCGTGATCCTGAAGATCGCAATCACCAATAAGAGCGAGGACAGCACTCTGAGCACAGGATACGATATCACGGAGTTCGGTGTCTTTGCGCAGGATCCGCAGAAAGGGGAAATCCTGTATTCCATCGCTACCGCATCCACAAGCGATTATATGCCGGCGTATAATGGCGTGCTCCCATCGGTAATCAACATGAGTTATTACCTGGAAGTGTCCAATGCCGTGAACGTAACCATCAACAGCGCCGGAGCTTTGGCTCTTCAGGCGGACCTGGAAGCTTTGGAAACAAGGGTAACCTTAATCGAGCAGAGCAAGGTGGAGCTTTTGGCGGCCAGAAGAAAAGTCGGATCCAGCTCCGCAACGTGGGAAAGAGTGGGAGATGCAGTCGGAATGATCTGTAAGGCAGCAGTCGGAAACGGCACTGTACAGAACGATATGATGAGTCATTATCCATTCAGCGAAATGCGTCCATGCAACCTGGCAGAAGACAGAACCGTAAATGCATACCTGGGAGATGCAGACTTTCAGTGGGACGGATCCAACGGAGACGTTATGCTTGAAGTCCCACTTACATATACAGGCCGATGGTTTGAAACCGACGCTGACGGTGTGAAGTGGGAATACAGAGGTATATCATCC